GCGGTGTAGTCCAGTGACGACGGCGGGCACTCCGACCAGAACTCCAGATCGGCAGTCCCACACTCGGTTCCGTGCTGGCCGCACGCATCCGGGTCCAGTGCGGCAGACAACCACGCCACCCCGTAGTCGAGGGCGTCCCTCCCCTTGGCAGAGAGGACGGCACGGCATCGCACCTGCCGGGACGCCTTCCGGGTGGCACCGATCTGCGCCCCGGCACCGACGTTCTCCGTGACGGACACCTGCCGGGTTGAGTCGGCAGTCCCCGAAACGCTGATCAGGAACGACCCGTAGAACCGGCTCGACAGGTCCGCGTTCGCCGGGTCGTACCACGGCGCATCGGCGATCTGGTCGAAGTCGTACGGCGAACCGTCCCCGACGGCCTCCCAGAGGGTGTCGCAGAGCGGACCCTTCAGCCACGTCAGGGGACAGTGGGCAGTCTCCCCGATGCCTCGCGCACGCGGATTGTTCGCAATCTCGTTGCCGCCGAATGACAGCCAGCCGTCGAAAGGCATCAGATCACCGCCCGTTCTGCCAGTCTGTCCACGACAGCCAACGATACTGCCCATGGGTCAGGGCCGGACAGTTGGAACGCCCCCGCTTCGACCGTCATCCCGTTCGGGCTTGTCGCGGCGGCCCCAGCACTGGCACCGACCCCAGCCCCAGTGCCACCAATGACACCACCTGCACCATTCACACCACCCGGCGTCAGTACAGGTGAGTCGGGGGGAGTCAGCGCGGTTGTGTAGGCATCCTGCACCGCCCCGGCCATCGCCTCGATCCCGTTCACGTACCCGGCCATGGTCTGATGCCCGATGTCAGCGAACACCGTGGAGGGGGACTTGATCCCGAGGACCCCCTTGGCCCAGTCGATGGCCCCGTTCACGACCTTGCCGATGGCGTCGATGACCCATTTGGCCATGTCCGCGATGCCGTTGATGAGTCCTTGGATCAGGTCCTTGCCGACCTTGAACAGGAACGTGCCGACCCCGGTGAAGAACCCGATGATCTTGCCGAGGATGCCACCGATGATCGACAGCAACGCACCGATGGCCCCCGACACGGCGGACACGATCTGGTTCCAGATGGGCACCACGAATCCGGCGATGGCGTTCCAGATTTTCGACCAGAACGCGAAGATGGCTTGCACCCGGCTGGTGATGAACGTGACGATCCCGGTGACGATGGGTTGCAGGAAATTGACGATGGAGTTCCAAACCGTGGTTACCACGTTCACCACGTCGTTCCACACCCCGGTCCAGAACTCGACGACCATCGTGAACGTGCCGACGATCAGGTCCACGATGAAGTTGATGATCGGGGACAGGAACGCGACGATGTGCTCCCACGCCCACGTAACGACGGCGACGATGCCCTTCCAGATGGTGACGAGCACCGCCGCGAAGATCAGGAAAATGTTGACCCAGATTTCGATGTACGTTCGGATGATCGTGGCGATGAAGTTGAAGATGGGCGTGACGAAGGCGACGATCCCCTCCCAGATGGCGGAGAACACCGCACTGACCTGCGCCCAGATGCCCGTCCAGTAGGCGACGAAGGCGTCGATGACGGGGGTGATCCAGCCGATGAATCCGGCCCACACCTCGGTGATCCACTTGACCACCTTGTCCCAGTTCAGCGCGAGCAGGACGATGGCGGCGACCAGCGCGACGACGGCAAGGACGATCCACGTCAGCGGGTTGGCGAGGAGCGCCACGGTGAACGCCCACGCGGCGGTGGTCGCGGCGACGATGGCCGACACCATCAGGAAGATTTGGACGATGATCGCGGGGCCGAAGGCGACGAGTAGCCCGGCGGCGATACCCGCCAGCAGGGAGATGACCAGTTTGCCGTTGTCAACGATCCACCCGAACGTCGCTTGGATGCCGTCGAGGACCGCCGAAATGCCAGCGGCGACACCGATCCAGTCAATGGCGGCGACGGCGGCACCGATGTCCCCGATGGTCGCGGCGACCGCAGGACCGATCCGTTCAGCGAGCGGGGCGAACGCCTCGGTCATATCGTCGATGCTGGTGATGAGGCCGGGCATCACGTCCTTCAGCCCCTCGAACACGGGGCCGAGAATCTTGGCGCCGAGGCGGGAGGCGGCGGCGCCGACGTTCGCCACCATGCCGGAGAACGAGTCACCCATGGCGAGCGCGGCGGGGCCGAGTTCGGCGGACATGGCTTCCTCGAACTCGGCGAACGACACCTTGCCCTTCGTCACCATTTCGGCGGCGGCCTGCTGGGTGATCCCGAAGTGCTTGGCGAGGAACGACAGCGCGGGCACGCCCCGCTCGGCGAGCCGGTTCAGGGCGTCCGTGGTCAGTTTCCCCTTAGCGGCCACGTCGGCGAAGATGTCGCCCACGTCCTGCAGGCCAGTCCCGGCGACGGCGGCGGTGGACGCGAGAGTCTTGAGCGTCTGTTCGAGTTCTTTGCCGGGCTTGATGCCAGCGGCGACCAGCACGGCGGCCTGCGAGGCGGCCTCCCCCAGCCCGAACGCGGTCCCCTTCACCGCGTTGAGGGCGTTCTCCATGATGCCCTTGACGTCCTCGGCGCTGTTGCCGAGGCCCTTCAGCTTCGCGGTCGCTTCGTCGATGGCTTGGAGTCGCCCGAAGCCTTTGATCAGAGCGGTACCGAGGGCCGCCGCGACGGCAGTACCCGCAACCGCCGCACCAATTTTCAGCGCCCCGCCGAGGGCCGCCGAGATGCGACCGCCCACGGTCGCGCCGGTCTTGGAGGTGTTCCGGCTCAGTTGCTCTTCGAGATCCTCGCGGAAACCAGTGGCGTCCGCCTCCACCTCAATGGAGACTGTGCCGATATTGTTTCCGGCCACGCGGGGACTCCTCAGAGGTGAGGACCCGGCCCTACTGCCAGACGGTCAATGTTCAGATGGGGCGGAGGAGGTCACGGCCCACTGGTGCCAGAGTAGCCGGTTCCGGTCTTCATGCCTAGAGAGGCCGCGAGCGCGCCGAACGCCTTCTGTTCGTTCTCCGGCGCCCATGGGGAGCGCGGATCGGGTGCCGTGCCTTTCGGCGGCATCCACAGTTGGGACTTCACCTTGGCCGCACCCTTCTCGTCAGCGTTGCGGACGAGCAGATGCCAGATGAACGCCTCGAACCGGGGGAGCGGCAACTCAGCGAGTTCCGGCATCCCGTGGGCGACCGCGTACCCATCGAAGTCCATCCAGTTGGCCAGTGCCGTTTGCACTAGCCGTGCGGTCACATAGTAGGGTTCGGCGACAGCGCCTCAGCCAGCTTCGTGATGACGGTGGTGAGGTGGTCGTAGTCGAGCAGGTCCTCCGGGTCGTTCAGCCGAGCCATGATGGCCTTGCCGTGCTTCTTACCGAACGCGATGACGGCCCACTTTTCGAGGGCGGCCTCCAGCAGTTCAGCATCGTCACCGGCGGCCTTGACCTCCTTGCCGAGCGAAATCGCCAGCGCCGCCTTGGGCGGATTGATGATGTAGTGGACGCCGACGAGTTTCACGTCGATCTGTTCCCGAGGCTCCGCCTCGATGGTGATAGAACGAGTCATGGTCGAAGGATAGCCCGAACCTCAGCCCTGTGCAATCAGTCCCAAGTGGCCAGCGAGTCGGCGGCAGTCACCATCGCGTGGACGTCCGCCGAAGCCGTGCCCTCCACCATGGCGCGGGCGTACGCGGCGGCGGCAGGAACGGTGAAGCCGACCTTCGTCAGCTTGCCCATGAGGATGGCGACGGCCACCTCGGCGGCCCCCCACAGGCGCGGGGTGCCCTGCCGGGCGTCCGGGTTCAGCGGGACGATGTAGCCGACGATGGTCCAGTGGTCCATCTGCCGCCGGGTGACGGACGCGACCGCTAGCAGTTCTTTGGAGGAGCGAGTCACGGGGAGCCGCTCGGTGATGTAGGACGGGACCACGCCCGAGCCGTCATATCCAGTCATGGCTCCATCTAACACCATGTCTGTGCTTATGGCAGGTAGTCCTTCGGGGCGAGTTTGTTCTTCGCATCGCGCATGAAGTGGGCGGCGGTGACGCCCCGCACCCACTTGGTGAAGATGACCGGCCCCACCCCCCGGATCTGGAAGCGCAGGAACTGGGCACGCACCGGGCCGTGCGCCCGCGTGCCGTACTCCTGAAAGATGGACACGTCGTACCGCTTCCGAATGGTGGTGTCCGGCAGGCGCCGCACCTGCAGGCCCCGCATCATCGCGCCAGTGTCGATGCGGCCCCGAGCGATGATGTTGCTCATGGCGTACCCGCGCATCTTCTGGGCGGCCCGGTACGCGGAAGCGTCCGCCATGGGTCCGACGACCCGGTTCACGGCGTTGGGGCGGATGGTGGCCTTGATGCGGACGACCATCAGTCGCACCCGCAGACAGGGAGGCGCAGGGTGAACCGCACTTCGGACCCGGCGCACGTTCCCTGCGGGCCGAGGGGGACCGCCTCGTTGATGGTGGCTTCGCCGAGGCACACCACCGACGCCAGCAGGTTCGACATGTCCTTGGAGAACTGGGCGCCGTCGGCGTTGATCTTCACCGCCCCCGGCGGGTTGCCCCGGTCGTCGATGGTGGCGACACAGCGGAGGACACCAATGCCGAACTGGACGCTCCACGCGAGGATGCCGCACGGCATCCCGTTCGCCTTCGTGTTCCCCTGCACCGGGGTGACGTTGATGACCTTGACGTACAGCATGCCGTCACAGCATTCGTCCCACGCGACCTCTTCACCGGGTTGGAGGACGATCTGGAACGACGGGACGGGCGTCAGGTACTCCAACGCCGAGTCGAGATATCGCTGGCCGACGGGGTAGAACAGGTCCGGGGTGGTACCCATGCTCACCGCCTCGGAACGTCAACGGAGCGCACCGACGAGGTGGGTCGCGGCGCCGACACGGAGGTGGTCCATGCGTCGATGATCCAGATGCCGGTGCCGCCTTCTTTCAGGTCGGTGAAGGTGTCCATGAAGCCGACGGTGATTCCCTGCCGGGTGATGGTCTGCAGACGCTCGGGGAGCGCGCAGGTGGAGTCAGAGCAGGAAGCCTTGGCGAGTTCGCAGGCGAGCCTCCCAGCGGCCACCTGACCGCCCACAGGGACGGGCACGCCACGGTCGTACGTCACCTCGAAGGTGTTCGCGGCAGGCGGCTCGGCGAGCAGGTCCTGACAGGCAGGCCAGACACCACCGTCGGTTCGGATGAGCGAACGCTTCCGCTCCAACCGGTACGCGGACGGTGGGAGCACCACCCCGTCGATGGTGACCGTCGTCACCTCGTCGACCGGGCCGGGCAGGTTCAGCACCTTCGCCCCGTCGATGGCGCACGAGCACGACGTGGTGCAGGCGCAACCCATGTTGTACCACTGGCCGCCAATGAGGACCGGCGTCCACCCGGATGACCCGTTCCGGGGGAAGCCGGGGTCGTAGCCGGGGCCGCGACCCCAGAAGGTCGAACCGGGGTAAGCCCCGGCGCACGTCTCAGAGCAGGGACGGATCTCCGTCGGGCAGACGCCGAACACCCGCCCGGTCCATTCCCAGAGCAGGCCGATGGCCATGTCGATGAACACCTGAGCCTCGTCCGGGGGCAGGCTGGTCAGCGCGTCGCACTCCCCACAGCCCGCGAAGCTGACCGGCCACTCGCACCCGGCGGGGGTGGTCCCGGACTCCAGCGCGACCGGCTCGACGACGACAGCGGGCGCAGGTTCGCTACCTGTGGAGAACTCTGTGGAGAACTCGTCGTCGGCCATTCATTCGCTCCTTCGGGGTCACTCCGGCTCGTCGTCGTCCGGCTCAGCGTCCTCGTCCCCTTCAGGGTCCGGCACCTCGTCCCCGGCGTCGTCAGGCACCGGGGCGAGGGGGGTGTCGCCGAACCCGATCAGGGGACCAGAACCGGGATGGCCGCAGGGTCGCAGGCGTCCGGCGGGGGAGCCAGCGCGGTGTCGATCAGGAGCAGGTGGTCGAAGGGGTCCAGCGCGGTCGGCAGAACGGCGGGCACACCGGGCGGCACAGTCGCATCGACGAGGACCTCGTACGGTCCCACGCCCCACTGGTTGCCACCCTTGGTCGCGGCCCCGGTGATGGAGAACGTGATGGCGTCCTCCCCGGTCACCTCGATGTCGCCCAGCACGCCAGCGGTGATGTAGGGCAGGAGCAGGTACCCGCTCGCCTCCTCAGCACCGGGAGCACACACGACACCGGACATGCCGGTCCAGAGTTCGAGCGCGAACTTCTTGTTGATCTCGCCCTCGGGGACGGTGAAGCCAGCCTCGTCGTCGGCATAGTCCGCGTACGTCTCCGCGTTGGACACCATGGCGAGCAGGCTGGGGTTCACCCCACAGAACTCAATTTCGACGGTGAAGCGCTTGAACGAGTCCGACTGCTTCTCGTTGACGCAGAGAGCACCGGACGCCTTCTTGACGATGATCTCGGTGCCGTCCTCCACCTCCGAGGACAGGCTGATCGTGATGAAGCCGTCGGTGGCGATCTGCATGGCGTCCACCGGGACGGCCCCACAGTTGTCCAACTCGGTCACGCGGATGCGCTTCCCGAGCATCGGCACGAAGCAATGTGTGGTCATGGCAACTCCTACGTGATGTTGATGATGATGGTCGGACTGACGGTGGTGCCGGACTGGGCGTACAACTCGACAACATCCCCGGCGACCGTCAGGCCCCCGTTGACGTTCTCCACGAACTCAGTCGGAGCGATCTGGGTCATCTCGCCGTTGTCCACCCATGCCACCGAGTTGATCCGGTACCAGAGGTGAACCTCGTCACCGGGGACCGAGTTCGCCTGCACGTTGACAGTGGTGTCGGTACCGTCCGGGATGGGGCTGGACGGGATGGTCCCGATCAGTAGTTCGAGCGTCACCGGGGTCAGCGGCGTGGTGTCCGGCGCCGGGACGTGGACGACCGCGAAGCCGCAGTCCTCCCAGCCGATGACGTAGGACCGCTCCGCGACCCCGTACAGGTCGTTGGTGGCGGTGTCCAGCAGGTCGCCGGGGAAAGAGGACGGCTCGAACACTTCGGAGCGGTAGCCGAACAGGGGCGGCGTGACGAACATGTCGAAGGTCGTGTTCGTCGGATCACCGTACCCGGACCCGGCGACAACCGGCGTGCCGAGGGCCGTGTACAGCCGCCCACCGACCATCTTGATGTCGTTCTTGGACGCGAGGATCGAGGCCGAGAACCGGGACATGTGGATGACGGCCAGCGACCCGAACATGAGCGCCGAGTACTGCTCCAGCAGGGCCAGAGCCACCTCCTCGTCGGACGCCGTTCCGAGGTCCGTCGCGGCGGCAGGGTCCAGCCACGGAGTCGCCCCACCGTTCCAGAGCACGGACTCGACGCCCTGCTCCTCACGGTTCAGCAGATGGTTCCGGGCCTTGGCCTGCGCCCACTCCAGCGAGTTCCCGATGGGAGAACACTGGTAGTGGCCGTACACCGAGAACGGGGACGCCTCGCCGGAACCGCCACCGTTGGTGAGCAGGTTCTTCGGCAGGCCCGGTGCGGTGTCGCAGTCGGGCGCACCGATGATGTCCACCGGGTCGCAGGTCTCCGACTCCCACTCCATGCCGCCAGTCGACCAGTGGTCCCCGGTGCGGAACGAGATGACCGAGAACACACCACCCGGCAGGGGCAGGCGAGCGGGAGCCTCAGTGAGGACAGCAGGCATGAGCAGGGGAGCCATGGTTAGCCCTCCTGAATACGGGCGATCTTGTCCGCCTTCTTGGCCTTGGCGTCCCAGTCAGCGATGCCGTTGATGTCGGCGTACTGGTCGAGTTCGTCATGGGTCCACGTCTCGTCCGGTGCCTCCTCCCCGGCGGCCTCAGTAACGAGGCCGTCGGGGAGCGAAGCAGTCTGACCCTCGTGCCCGTAGAACGTTCGGATGTGCGTCATGTCGAACCTCCTTGGTTCAGTGGGGTCAGTGGACTAGGCGGCGGGGACGGCGACTCCGGCGCAGTCGATGTCGACTCCGCCTGCGGCCTGACCGTTGGAGCAGATCGGGACGGTGATCACGCGGGAGTCGTGGCCGCGCTTCGCAGTGAGCCATCCCTCCTCGGTGAACAGGGCGGTGAAGTCGTTGTTGCCGAGCAGGACCGAGTCGTACAGGGTGTCGAGCGTGATGATGTCGGACGAGCCGCGCACCCACGTTCCGGCGCTGTACAGCAGGAACTGCACCGTGGCAGGCCACTTGATGAACGCGGCGGGAGCCACCGTGTCGAGGTTCTGCCAGTCGTACACGAACTGCGGGTTGATGCCACGGGTGCGGAACCAGCCGAGGATGCGACTGTCCGGCACGTCGATCAGGTCCACGCCGAGACGACGGCTCAGGTCGGAGCGGATGGCTCCGAGCACCCAGTAGGGGAAGACCGCTTCGAGGCTGGTACCCCGGCTCAGGCGTCCCGTGTACTTGTAGTGCTCCACCTGCAACTCGATGGCGGAGAGGATCGGCGCGGTGGCTCCGACCTGCGGCGCGGTGAGCGCGACAGGGGTGGAACCGGCGACGACCGACTGGATCAGTTTGGCCGACATGCGGTGGTCGTGAGCGACCAGAGCACCACGGATGATCCGGCCTTGGTACTCCGGGTATCCACGACGCTGGAGCAGACCGGCGGTGAGGCAGAGACCGTCCACATCGAGGCGGGCCTCCTCGAACTCCGGGCAGTCGATCTTGTAGCACGGCTTCGGGCCGACCACGTTCGGGCCACCGGGGGTGGAGTTCGGCTCGTACTCACCGAGGATGTCCTGCGCCTCCGTGAACGAGAACCCGGTGATGTCCGCGTAGATTTCCGCGAACGACGGGCCGGTGGTCCACTGGATGCCACCACGGCTGATGCCGACTTCGGGGAGGGAGTAGAGGCCGTCACGGCTCTCGGTCTCCACGAGGTCGTACAGGGTCTCGGACGGGGCGCACCATCCACCGGAGGCGACGAGGGAACCGCCGGGCAGGCGGGACTCGTCCACGGCCCGGTTCAGGACCGAGTCAACGTGGTCCTGATCGTTGGAGGTGATCATCTGGTCGGAGGCGAACTCGCGGCGGAGAGTCAGCAGGGAGTGCTGTTCGCGGATGTGGCGGCCCTGCTTCGCGGCCTGCTCGTACTGCGCCTTGTTGAACGAGGCGACCCGACGGTCCACAGCCTTGCCCGCGTCCTCCCAGTTCAGGCCCTCACCGGGGGTGAAGCCGAGACCGTCACCCGAGGCGAACATGACGTCCGAGATGCCTCGAACGTCGACGACCTTCTTGGAGGGCATCGAGCGGGAGTTGGAGCGGAGGGGCACACGCACCTGCTTGGAGCCGGAGGCGACCATGGCGAGTTCCGGCTCGGCGGCGTCCTCGGTGGCGGCGTCGGCCTCGTCGGTTTCGGGAGTTTCCTCGTCGTCACCGCCAGCCTCAGCGGCGGGACGGATGCGGGCGGCCAGCGCGGCGGCGGCCTCGGAACGCTCTCCGGCGGCGGTGTCGCGGGTCGACTGCTCGGTGCCGATCAGTTCGATGCCGGTCGTGAGCGCGGCCAGCGCGTCCACGTCCTCGTCGGACAGGCCGGTGCCGTCGCCGTACAGGGTGTCGAAGGTGGTGACGGCCTGCTCATGCAGGGCGGTCAGGTCCTCGTCGGAGAGTGCGGAGATTTCCTCGGCGCTCGGGATGACGAACTCGTCGCCCGCTTCGCTC